CTAAATACGTGAGACTAAATAGTACCAGTGCCGAAGGAGATAATGTCAACAGATGGAACGACACCGAGCCAACATCAAGCGTGTTTTCGCTTGGCAACATGACAGGAGTAAACAACAATACTGATACTTATATCGCTTACTGCTGGACAGCTATTGATGGTTACTGTGAGGTCGGATCTTATGAAGGGAACGGCTCATCCGATGGCAGATTTGTTTTAACCAAGCTCCGTCCAACTTGGCTGTTAGCGAAGCGCACCGATGCCACAGGCAATTGGGTGCTGTTTGATTCTGAGCGCGAAGGCTACAACGCAGATAACGATTTTCTTGTTCCAAATCGCACTGATACCGAAAGCACAGCTGACAGGGCCGATATTGTTAGCAACGGCTTCAAGTTAAGGACAACAGCCGGTGACGGTAATGCCTCAGGGGGCACTTATATTTACGTCGCATTCGGTGACCCATTTAAAACCGCTCGTGCGCGGTAATCTTTAGTCATCACCTCCACGGTCATGTTCACTGTCAGCGGCCAGACAATCCAATACGATCGCGCTTGGACACACCCTGACACAGGCGTTCAATACCCTGCAAACTGGTTGCGCTTGGCAAGCGCAGCTGAAAAGCAAGCTGTCGGCCTCGTCGAAGTCACTGCAACAGCTGCAAGCTATAACCAACGTTTTTACCGGGGCTACGACGCTGACGGCAACCTGATTCCGAAGACCTACAACGATCTGAAGGCGAACTGGATCGTAAAGACAAAAGACACTGCATACAAGCTGTTGCAGCCGTCTGATTATCTATGGCCCAAGCTGCAAGAGAAGAACAGCAGCTTTTCTGCTGCCAAGACTGCCTACAACGCATCACCTTGGAGCACTTGGCGTTCCACCATTAGGACTGAGTGCCAAGCAATGGTGACAAAAATTGAGGACACCTCAAGTATTAGTGACACATCGCCTTACGCTGATTTTGGCAGAGTGCAAGCTTTGCAGGAATACATTGAGGGCAGCAACTACAATGCGTGGACGCCTAACCCTGATGACGCTGCAGATAACTGATGGCAGTTAAATCAAGAACAGGCTTAGCTCGCACTGACTTTAAGCCAGGCAAACCTAAAAAAAGTCGACAGGGTAACGGAATAAACTCCCGTCCTCGTCACAATAAAAAGAAGTACCGTGGCCAAGGCAAATAATGGATAAGCACACACTTGAAAACTGGAAAAAGATAAAGGAACTTATGGAAAGGCAAGGCCGCACAGACACCATGTTTTACAAGCGTGCCTGCATGATTCTTGCTGGCAAGCCAGATCCGTTCTAAAGTAGCAGCGGTTTTCCTTTCTTCAAATGTTCAAACCTGTTGCTATTGCAAGCGCCTTTGCGCTGGCTGGTGCGCCTGCTTTTGCTGGCCCGTATGCCAATGTGGAGAACAATGCTGGTTTTCAGGACCAGTTCCTCGGCTCAGTAACCGACATGCACATCGGCTACGAAGGCGGCGATGGAACGTATGGGTTCTACCTGCAGGGAGGCCCTTCGATTGTTTCGCCAAATGCTGGTGACACTGATGTCGAGCTGTCCGGCAAAATCGGTGGCAGCGTGCAAGCCACGGAAAACTTCGGGGTCTACGGAGAAGTGAGCTTCATCACGACCGATAGCGATCCTTCCATTGGCACCAAACTCGGCGCTAAGTGGAATTTTTGAGTTCCAAAAGGCACTGAATTACGCCAGCGAATTTTTTCGTGTGGTTGTGGTTCAGTGCTTACGCCCTTCATATTGGCGTTACTGCTTCCCACCGACCTGGATCGTTCCTTACATAACGGACCTGCGTGATTACTACACGAAGGTTCCATACGCTAAGGAGCGTGAATACTTGTCGGAAATGGACTAACCTTGCAAAAGCCCTCTTTTCCTCACACAGGGAGGGCTTTTTTTATTGCATGTAAGGATGAATGAGGGTCATCGACGATGGACATGGTTGATCTTCCTGTTCTCCCTTCGTGGGGGATCCCGAAAAACCCTGAACTCGGCGTTGAAGTCCCTCTGCCGACATTGGAATTGAAGGTTCCTCAAGATCAAGACTTGATTTTGCCTTCCGCAAAGCAGATGAGGCAGCAGATTCAATCTGAACAAGAGGAGCTAGATGATGAAATAGAACAAACATCCCGCCAGATACGCCAAGCAACGCCCCAACGCAAACCACAAATACCTGCCGGCGCACAATTTAAAGAGGTAACTGAATTTACGCTACCCGGAACTGATATAACCTTGCCGGTACCAAGAAAGGAGATTTTATCTACTGCGATTGTGACTGCTGGGGCGTCTTCAGTTGCTGCTGTAGCTGGAACACTTGTTGCTTCAGCTCTTCTAAAGCGTCTCGTGAAGCTTTTAAAGCCTGTGATGAAGACTGGTATGAAGCGTCTTGCAAAGCTACGGGGTCGTCCTGCGCCTGAAACTTTTGGTAGGCAGCGATTGAGACTACGCCGGAGCAAAGAGAACCGAGCTGACTCTTAGGGTCAAGCATGTAGCCGCGATCGTAGAGATTGGCGCACTCCTTAGCTCTAACCAATAGCGAATCCAGCTTTTCCTTGTAGATGCGTTGACGAGCTAGCTCCTTGCACATCTCAGTAATAGAGCCATCGAGCGGTGCTGCGATGCCGAATTGGATGCCCCAGTTTCCAGATCTGACATAACTGTCGGTATGTGTATCTGCACCTAGGTAGAAGGGAGTCACGTTAAGTGTTGGACCGTTACAAGACACGCCTCTGCCCATTTGCTGTCTAGACGGCGCACCATTGTTATTGATTTGCATTGACGTATTCGTGTTGTTGCTGGTTGCAGCAGCCTGCGGTCCAGCGATATTGCTTACTTCTTCTGCGTTAACCGCACCACCAAGACTTACTGCGCAAAGACAGAGAGCGTAGTAGTAGTGGATTCGGTTTCGATGGTGCGGTCGATGTCGATCGTTTCGATGATGCCTGCTGCTCTGGTGGTGATTTCCAGGCTGAAGTCCGCGCCTTCTGTCACGATGTCCCATGTGGTAGAGGTGTTGGTGATGTCAGCGGCACTCGGTTTTACGTTAGTGCCAGACCAACTATTGACGGCACCACCAAAGATTTCATGCGCAACTGTTTCGTTTACGGTCTGGGTCGTAGTTGTCGTCGCATTGACGGTTGCAGAAGTGAAGCGCGGTGAAACTGTCTGCGCTGTTGCTGGTGTAGCAGACAACAGGATTGCGAGAGCTAGTAAGCGTTTCATTTGCCGGTCACGGGTGGTTTGGGCTCGTCCTTCTTTTTATTCTGTCTGATATTTACGCCCATCGCTGCCATAGTTCCCGTAAGCAAAGATGCCGGAAAAGTTGGATCTAGCGACTGCTTAAAGACTCCTAGATAATTGGCCGTCAGGATTGACATGCTCCATGCAAGAACTGCGAGTTTGACAAGATCGCTCAAGGTTGAATGTTCTTGTTCTTGCTGGTTCGATTCAACCGGTTCAGCCATGATGGTTAGGAGGACCGTCACTTGTCATGCTAGAGATTCTCGCTGCCGTGACAGGTGCCAGCGTCACCGCTGCTGCAATGTCCATAAATAGTGCAGGCAGACAAAACCTACAAACCCGTGAAACGCTGGCACGACTGACGATTGCAGTCGAAAACCTTGCTGAGCGCCTAAACGTGTTTCACGATGACGTTATGCGTAAAGACAGTGAGGTGTTTCAAAGGTTGCGGAATCTCGAAGCTTCAGTTGCGAGGCTTGAAGCAACACAAAAGCACACCTAGACTTTACGCGTTGCAGGTTTAGCCATGCTGCTGCTATTCAAACCAATTTTGCTGTCCTTTATCAACAGCAGGGCTGTACGCCAGCTGGTGATTGATTTGCTGAAGGCAGCAGCTAAGCAATCAACCAATACGGTCGATGATCAACTTGTTGCTCTTGTTGAGCGTAATCTGCTTGGTCCTGATGCTTAATTTGCTCAAGTACTTCGAACACTTCAGATTTGGCGACCCATATCAACACGCAGCCATTGCACAGCTGGAAAAGGATTTGCCACAGCATCTGAAGGACGAAGATGCAGAGTGGCTGCAGGCGTGGAAAGCTGCAGGCATTGAGCAGCAGGTTCATGCACCGTATTATCACCAGCTTTCATCCGAAACCGGTTACGGCTACCGCGAGTGCTTTTCTGCGGTAAGTGCAATGGCCGCCGCATTTCATGGCCGTGTTAGTAGCTTTGATTTTTACAACCGAATCAGAAAGCGCCTAGGCGACACAACCTCAGTCGACGTGCAGCTGAATGCGCTGCGCACTCTGGGTCTTGACGCTGAGTTCAGAACGGATGGTACGTTTGCTGATCTAGAAAACGAGATTGATGCCGGTCGTCCGGTCATCGTGATGTACCTCGACAAAGGATCCGTAACTGATCCTGGATGCAATGGCGATGGTTGCGGCCATGTAATTCTTGTCGTCGGTTACAACCGCGAAGAGCTGATCATTCACGATCCACTTGGCGTTCCAGACATGTTGAACGGCGGTCACAAAAATCGCAAGCGCGGTGATTATGTACGGATCAGCCGCCGAGCATTCAAACCCAGATGGGAAGTTGAGGGCGATGCTACGGGCTGGATGATTATTACGCAATAAGTTGCACTGGATACAATATATGCAGTTGCAGTTGTCGTGTGCTGATGTGTATCAGGCGACTGCATGTACCATCAGATTGACGGGACAGAGCTAGTACCACGGAAGCAAGCGAAACAACGCTTCCGAGACAGGATCCTTCAAGAGTGGAACTACTGCTGCGCTTATTGCGCCGAACCACTCGGCAAAAATGCCACCCTCGACCACGTCATTCCAAAATGGAAAGGTGGCCTAACCGAACAAAAGAATCTGGTGGGCTGCTGTCTATCTTGTAATAGTCATAAGTCTGGTCACGACTGGAGGCAGTGGTTCGTAGCTCAAGAGTTTTGGACTGAGGCACGCGAAGCCCGCATTTCAGAATGGGTCGAGCAATAGGTGTGCAGTGTTTCCCCGATGGAGTGGGCACGCAATTCACAAAAACTATCAATGCACATCGCACCGCTAGGGGAGCAAACCCGATACCAACCATTAGGCAAACGCTCTATTTGGAATGGTACGTAATCCATCCCTAAACGTTATCGAAGGCAGCCTCCGCAACAGTAGGAAATTCCTGTTTCAAGATTTGACGGCACCCAATCGCAATCCGCCTGTGCTCCAACTGCGTATCTTCGTTGGCACGAATCTGAATGTAATGAATCCAACTACGCAACGTCCCAGTCATATACATCGAAGTCGGCGTACACATCGGTAGTATCCGCCTGGCCGTTTCCTTAGCCACGCCATGCGCCAACATCTGCTCATACAGCAGAAAGCTATCGGCAATCAACTTCCCAGCCTTCTTTTGTAGTTCATCCTGGTGCGTCGGATGGATGTCATTGAAGCTGTTTTGCCTATTCTTTTCGTCTTGCCGCCGGAACCAAGGCGTCTCTGCGGGCACCGTTTTGGCATACCGAGTCGAAAATTCCTGGAACGAAAATGACCGATGCCTAAGGATTTGAGCAGCGATGTCACGCTCAGTTTCGATCTTGACGCACATCGAGGCCATCTCAAAAGGCGACCAATGCTTGTGCTTAATGAGATACTTTAAAAGCTTCGGACCAGTGCCCCAGTTCTCCTCGTTCGAGGGGTTACTGACCCTCGCCATTTTGACAATCAACCGCTCGGCTTCAGGCGTAGCCCAGACTAAAGAGACCGACACACAGCTTTTTCTTTTGCCATCTCATTATGCGACATCTTTATAGGTGCGCCTTTTAAGAACATCGTGGGCCGTCCTAGGTGCTACACCAAAAGCCGCCCCAACGATATATGGACCAACCCCCATATCTTTGGCGTACGCACGCATCTCCCGCACATCGTCATCAGAAAGCCGCCTAGCCGTCCGCTTTGGAACGATTTTTTCAGGAGGCTGCTCCGTAATAAAATTCGCGCCGCAGTCCTTGCACTTCCTGTATCTTCTCACCTTCTTAGCTTCAGTTTTTTTGTGATACACGTGGCTAACGCCACCGCATTGAGGACAGTTCATCGTTGTCTAAAAGCTTGAAGTTTGCGAAGGGCTCGATGGTAAATCCCCCTGGCTCTTTCTCGGCAGATACCCATCTCCTTAGAAAGTGCCTGGAACGTCATCGGCTCCCCAGTTCCGATGCCAAACATCTTCTCAAGTACAAAACGCTCTCTTGGCTGCAACCGATCCAGCAACACAGCCAACCTCTCGATGTCAATCTCAATGGCAACATCTTCAAAAACATCGGTCTCTGCAGAAACACCATCGACTACAAACACCTGATCATCTAGACCATTGACTGGAGCGTCGAGGCTAGTGGCGTCGTTGCACTTATCGAGGTATTCGCGCATACGACCCGGACTGGTCTTGCAGTATTCAGCGCACTCTTCAATAGTCGGTTTCCGGCCATGAATGCCCTCAAAGGTGGGCGTCCAGTTCCTTACTTTCGCGAGTATCTCAACTGCGTGGGACGGCATCCGAATCACACGATCGTATGTACCGATATACCGAGTAATACTTTGGCGAATCCACCAGTACACATAAGTGGACAGGGCATAGCCACGCTCAGGATCAAACTTTTTGATGCCATGAGCGAGACCCATGTTGCCCTCTTGCACCAAGTCAAACAACTCGGTCCTTCTGCACTTGTTCGTGTACCGCTTGGCAATAGACACCACCAGCCGAAGATTGCAATTAAGCAACTTCTGGTAAGCCCGTTGCCCTCGCTTTTGCTGCTGGAACGTCGGATTTTCGTTGGCGATCCAGTCCTGAACTTGCCTGGCCAACAAGATTTCTTGATCTTTGGTCAGCAGCGGATACCGGCCAATCTCCTTTAAGTACGCACTAAAACTTTCCATTCAGTAACTAACTTCCACGATGCAAGGAAGCTGGCCAATGGATGGAGCGACAGCTTGAGCAACCGCAAGTGCTTTTTCAATAGTCACGTACGAACAAGCGTCTTCTGCTTTTTTAGTAAGCAAAATTCCGCTACCCGTCGCTTCATAACAAGCAGCCAAATAGGTTTTGTTTGAGACTGAAAGAGCGTAACGCATGGAACGCTTTGAACGCCCCTGAAAAATATCACAATAAAAACAGTCGGCAACAGGTTTATTCACTGTCTTGCACATCTTTTTTGGGTCTTGCCCTTCCCTCAACACGCCGACGAATCGACTCCTTCCACACCTCCTGATCAGCCTCGAAAGCATTGCGATAGTCGTCAGACGAAACGCAAAGCTCCAACTGCTTATAGATCACATCCCGAATCCAAGCGGTGGGACGTACCTTCTGATCGTCAGCCAACTGCATCAACAAAGCAGCCCGGTTTGGATCAAGCAAAATCTGCATGTATGTCTTATTGCCGTGCTTGATCGCCACAGACGCTGTTAATTGCTACCCAACAGTCTAACAATGTGCTACCAAGTCATCGAATCATCGACATACTTCCGCCACCCCTGTGCCTGAGACTTACGAGACTTACGCCGTTGCTGAGTGCAGCCTTCTCGTATATGTCTGGCACCTTCTAAAAACTCAGCCGCACGCTGCAGATCCGCTGTGGTGGCACGTTTGATCTCGTGCTGGAGATAGCGCAGCATTATTTCCCGTCCCGTTAGTGGCCGCATAAGCCGCATCCATCACATCCCCGAGCGAAGTGTAGTAGCCCAGATTTTCCGAGCGCACCAAAGTCCAACCCTGGGACGTGTGATGGATGCTGACCATGTCAGTGAATCTCCGACCAACGTTTACCGATAGACGGCTCAGCAAGAGGCGGAATATCGTCCAGCCAAACTGCTTCTGCGTCCTCCATTATTCGTTTTAGCTTGGCGGCCCACTCCTCAGCCTTCTCCTCCCTGACGAGCAACAAAATTTCGTCATGAATACAGGCCGCAATCCTGGCCTCCGTCTCACCAGCTTTCTCCAGCTCAGGCCAAAGATTGCCAAGGGCACACTTCAAAATTGCAGCGCCAGCTCCCTGGATCGGCGTGTTGCACCGCACCGTCAGCCGATTCATGTCACCCGGCAAGAACCGGCGCATGTGCGACTTGGGGATACGAACCTCAGTCCACTTGTTGCCCTCAGTTTTTTCAGCATCCTCAGCATTTTTCTGCTGCCAAGCGGCAATGCCCTGGTACGTTCCAAGCCACTGCTGACGAATTTCAGCGGCCTCCTCAACAGCCATGGTGATGCCTACACCAGCCGCATAGTTACGTAGACCTTTCGCTCCACTGCCATACAGCAGACCGAAGTTTGCTGACTTGGCGATCTGCCTGGTGCAGCCGATTGCTTCAGCCGTAACCGTGTGTAGATCTTCGCCGTCCTGGAACGCCTTGATCATGCGTTCGTCTTTCGCGACCGCAGCAGCCAATCGAAGTTCCATCTGACCAAAATCAGCATCCACAAGAAGCCAGCCATCAGAAGCTTCAACACAGGAACGAAAGTCTTCGTCTCTGGGGATTTGCTGGTTGTTGGGTTTGATGCAGGACATGCGGCCACTTTCGGCTCCGAGCTGCAGATAGCTGGCACGAACAAAACCATCGGAATCAAGTTTTTCAAAGATGGAGTCCACCATTTGGCGGCGCTTTTCGGCTTTTTTCCAAGCCAAGTAGGTTTGGACAACATGGTGGTCAGCCGCATAAGCTTGGAGCGCAACACGGCTAGCACTAGGTTTTCCCGTTTTGTTGTCCACAGGCTGCTCGCCAAGGAGTGCCGTGAACTTTTCCAGAAGCTGTTTTGGCGAATTGAGATTAAACCCCTTATATTTTTTCGTCCCAAGCCGGATGCTGCCTTCATCCTTTGCTCGTAAGTTGAACACCGTGGGCTGCGTCTCAAGAGCCTCAATCTGGGAATACCATTTTTCATAGTCTTTGTCGTCGTGTCCCATCTCCGTGACCTTCGCTTTGAGATGACCCAGTTCGCGGGAGTTTTCTCTTGGGAGTTTGTGATCCTCTGGCAAAGCTGCATCAAGCTCAAACAAAAAGTCTTTAGATAGGGCAGCGATGTCGTGCTCATAGTCCTTACGAAGTTGTTCAAGCCTGGAACGATTCCACGGCAAACCGATGCGCCACATGTGCGCCATTGCCGGAAGAGCCTTGCATTCAAGCGAGTAAGCAGGATCTAAACCTGCCGCAGCAATCCTGCCAGGCAAGATCGCATCAAGCTCCAGCAAAATCTCAACGTCTTTAGCAGCGTATTCAAGCTGCTCTTTGCTGAGAACTGGTGCGCTCCAATCAGACGCCTGCTGCTCCTTTGAAATGTCTTTATCGAGATAACGCTTAGCTAAGTGGGCTAAGCCATGCTTCAAATTTGGAATCCCGTTGTTGAGTAGTTTGCTGGCGAGCATGGTGCAGTACACCCGGCCATAGGGTTTGAATTTATATTCTTGAAGCCAAGCCAAATCAAACACAGCATTGTGCGCGATCCAGTGGCGATCAGCATTTTCAAAAAAGCTCCTCAGTTTGCGGTCTGCCTTGTCGTCGCAATCGAACATGTCGATGACAACGATTGACTTAGTTAACTCACAGCCAAGCTGAAGCAACCGCAGTTTGCCAATCTTAGGCTGCAGCTGGAGCGTTTCCGTATCAAACGCAATCGTGGTGGCATGAAAGATTTTGTCGAGGTGCTCGACGCCGAAATACGTTGTGTAGGTCATTTAGAAAAGGTGTTCTTCAGGAAATACGCCGTCCCACTCAGATTCGTGAGTGCCGTCTGGTGCGTACCAACCAGTGTCATCGAGATACCAGTCGGCTTGCGTGCGGGCAACCCAAATCTTTTTGTCAGGCGGCAGGTCGCGGAGCGAGTTGTCAAAAACGGGAGTGGTCATTGCAGCGGATCATCAAAGGCAGAAG